CTGTAAGGACAAGGCCAGAACGTTGCCATTAAAGATCCCAAAGCTGCCGCCAGCGGTAGATAAGGCAGTACCAAGCGCAGAAGTATTGAAGCCGCCAGCGACTTTGCCACCGGATGCAGAACCAGCGGCAAAAGAGAGATCTACGCCGTTAGAAACACTGGTTTCAAACATAAGGGATTGAATAAGCACCTGCTGGCGAGCAACGTCAATAGACGTAATGAAATCGGTAAGAGCAGGCATAACCCGCGCAGAACCGGAAACAACAAGGCTATTGTTGCCAGGGTAATCAATAACACTGCCACCACCATTGGACTCAACAAAGATTTTGGCAAGCGGGAGAACGTCACTAGACCGAACGCGGGTGAGCTTGAAATTGCGTACAGTAAGATCTGCTGGCGCAGCTGCGGGAGCGGTTTGGGGGACGGCCTCATAAGTGGGATCGTCCGAATAATCATAGC